AGATTACGTTGACGCTTGAGCCTAGCCTTGTCCTTATCATCAGGATTAGTCATTGTATTCTTGTGTAACTAAGGAAGGTAATGGTGTTATTAGGAATCAGTTCTTACAGTTATAGAATGCTACCACTTTATTGACATAATTTGCAGAGAGGTGGGTTTCGACAGGGTGAGTGACGGCATCCTGAACCAAGGTTTGATAGAGTCTGCCTCTCAGTTTATGACCTTGCTCTATCATTCCATCCGTCACGCTTCATTACTAGGATCACTATTAATACTCTAATACAAGTGGTATAATAGGGGTGTAATTCTTAATATATTAGAGGGTACTTAGTGAAACCGTATGAAATTGTAGCAAGAAGGGCAGAGAGTCACAGTGATGAGTACTATGCCAACAAGAATAAGCAGGGTCTGAATCAGGGTATGACTATCTCAGCAAAGGATAGCGTACTGAATAGGATACTGGCCTGTATATCTTGGTTGGATAGGATGCCGGGTCGTGATGACATTAAAGAACCATATGTTAAAAGGATATGGTCAGCATATCAGGAGGTACAAGAGGGTAACATAGATGATACTGTAGCCATTAGTGAGGTGTTGAATACTAAGAGAGTAGAAAGGCTAGAGGATTTGTCACCAGATGTTAAGGAAAATGTAGGTGCTTTTTCAAGTGTGAAGATGACACAGTTGGGTACTGACTATAGAGGTGGTAAGTCTGACCCATACTGGAAGCCACCAAAGAAAACTAAATCAAGAACCCTAGTGGGTAAGGAATTACAAGACGCTTATGAATCATATCTGCAACTGCGGAAAGATAGTGACACAGAGGGCACATAACTTGTGTGATAAATGTTGGGCAATGAAGCACTCGACTCAGCATTTAGAAGGTGAAGATGTTAGTTATGTTGAGATGTTTAAACAAAGCAAAGGTGCTAAACTACCCGATGAAACTAGAGAGGAATGGTTTGCACGTTGCGAAAAACTAGTGAGGAAGACAGGCTTTGCGCCCACAATCAGCAAAATCAAAGGGGAGATACCTACAGAAACTAGTGAGGGATCAGATCAGGGAGATGTTCAACCTGCCTGAAGATGATGTAAGATCAACTGCTATGGGACAGTCGGGTGAAGATGTTCAACTATCAGATAGGGCTAGACAGATGTTTCCGTATAGTGTAGAATGTAAGAATGTAGAGAAGTTAAATGTCTGGTCTGCATATGAGCAGTGTGAAAGTAACTCAGGTGATTACGAGCCTGTGTTATTTATGAAGAAGAATCGTAAAGAACCGCTTGTCGTTATAGATGCCAAGCATTTTTTTAATTTACTACGGAGGTTAGTTAAGCAAGATGAAAACGAGTTATAGTAATTGGACACCAAGAACTTTTATGGATGAATTCTTTTCACCAATGAAGTATGCTTATGGAGATATGTCAGGCAGAGGAACCAAAGAGGAACCCTTTGTTATCAAGAGGCAGACAGTAATCACTAAGACATATCATGGTTACATCAATGATGACGGTAGTTACCACGAAGTATTAGTACCAAACAATCAGGAGACAGATAATGTCAACGAAGAATGAGATGTTGCGTGAGTTGTTTATGGCTAATGGTTTAGTCAAGGGTGAAGATACACATGAGTTAAAGTTTGGTGGTCGTGGTATGACCATCATAACTCGTAGCGGTATCGAGAAGATTCAATTTCATAATAACATTGAGGTTAATTATTATGTTGAGTCTATTGTACCGCCAGACTTTGTAGTTATTAAGGCTATTGCTAGGAAGGGTGACGTTGTAATGGAGTCATTCGGTGAGGCATCGGCTAACAATACTAAGCAGTCCTACCCAGTAGCAATGGCAGAGAAACGTGCATTGTCTAGAGTGGTGTTAAAGATTGCAGGGTTCTATAAGTATGGTGTGTTTGGTGAAGATGAATCAGATGATTTTAAAAAGAAGGAGGCGGCTTGAGCGAATTTAGAACTGAGTTAGGACTCAACATATTTAAAAATAAGTATGCCCAGAATCAGTACGAAACATGGGCAGACAGGGCACACATCGTAGTTGATGCTGTTGCAGGTACTAACGGTGGTACTGAGACAGCCCTGCTCACCAAGGAGGAACGAGATCAGTTAGTTGAGTATCTGGTTGACTTCAAGTGGTTGCCAGGGGGTAGGTATCTGTGGTATGCAGGACGTAAGGCTAGGTTTTATAATAACTGTTATCTACTCAAGGCTGAAGAGGATAGTCGTGAGGAATGGGCAGACCTTTGGAAACGTGCAGGGTCTTGCCTAATGACAGGTGGTGGTATTGGTATTGATGTGTCAGCCTTCAGACCAAAGGGGCGTACACTATCAAAGACTGGTGGTGTCAGCAGTGGGCCTATACCTTTCTTGTTAGCCACTAATGAGATTGGGCGCAACGTAATGCAGGGTGGTAGTCGTAGGTCAGCCATGTATGGAAGTATGAACTGGCAACACGAAGATGCTGAAGACTTTTTAAATATTAAGAACTGGACACCAGAACAGAAGGCGGCTAAAGAGGCAGACTTTAATGCTCCTGCTCCGCTAGACATGATGAATGTATCACTCAATTATGATGACGCATGGCTTGAAGACAAGAACAACCCAGTCTTTTGGAAAAATGTTACGCAAGCAATGGTAACAGGTGAACCGGGATTTAGTTTTAACTTTGGAGATAAACAAAATGAAACGCTTAGAAATGCTTGTTGCGAAGTTGTGTCTGAAGATGACAGTGATGTATGTAACCTATCGTCAGTTAATATGTCACGGATTGAATCGGTTGAAGAGTTCAAAGACGTAGTACATTTGGTAACTAAGTTCCTAGTGTGTGGCTTGGAACGTGCTGAACTACCCTATCAAAAGGTATATGATGTACGAGAAAAGAACTCACGGTTAGGTCTGGGTCTGATGGGTATGCACGAGTGGTTACTTAAGCGTGGTCATAAGTATGAAGTAACTGATGAGTTGAAGCAGTGGCTTAAGGTTTACCGTAATGAGTCTGACCATACGTCAAGAGACTTCTGCAATAAGTTGTATCGTGTAATACCTAAAGGTGTACGCGCTATTGCTCCTACTGGAACGATTAGTATTCTGGCAGGTACAACATCAGGTATCGAGCCTGTCTACTCAGTAGCATTCAAGCGTAGATATCTCACTGATGGTACACGTTGGAAGCATGAGTTTGTGGTAGATGGTACAGCACAGATTCTAATTGAAATGGGCATTGACCCTAACGACATTGAATCAGCAGTTGATCTAGCGAAAAACCCAGAAAGACGTATCAAGTTTCAACATGATGTTCAAGTATATGTAGATCAGGCTATCAGTAGTACAATCAATTTACCTGCATGGGATACTACGTATAACAATGCTGATCTTATTTCAGCGTATGTACGATTGATTCAGAAGTATGCTACGGGTCTACGTGGTCTGACTGTCTACCCTGACGGCGCACGAGGTGGTCAACCAATTACCTCAGTACCATATGAAGAAGCAATCAACAAAAGAGGCGTGGTGTACGAAGATAACTCAGAAGAACAATGCTTATCAGGAGTGTGTGGAATATGAGCGGAGCAAACTTAGATGGGTACAACTCTCCAAGAGAGGGCATCCATAAGTTAGAGATGCAAAAGCGTGTTGATACCCTTGAAGAAAAGGTTAAGAACCTTGAGGAAATAGTGTATCAATTAATTGAACAGGTAGTAACTGATGGAAAATAACTATGACACCTAAACATTATGACCTAGCGATACAGCCAATTGATTTTATTTTAGAAAATAATATGGGTTTTATCGAGGGAAATATTATAAAGTATATCTGCCGGTATAAACTAAAGGGAGGTGATGATGATCTGGAAAAGATCAAGCATTACTGTGACATTCTAATCAACAGAGGTAGCATAACTTAGATGCAACTATCTAAAGATGTACGTTGGAGATCAAAGAAGTATACTGATTGGGTGGCTACGTTGCCTTGTACTAACTGCGGTGCTGATGATGGCACCGTGGTTGCTCACCATCTTAAGCATAGGCACACACCGTGGAGTGGTGGTGGCATGGCGATGAAGGCGCATGACTGGCTGACTATGGCATTATGTTATATGTGCCATGACAAGGCTCACAATGGCGACCATGATATATTAGATAATCAGTTCTTACTTATATGGAAGACACAGAATCAAGCCTTCAAGGAGGGGAGACTACAGTATGTTAGTGACTGAAGAAAAAGTTGAGGGAATATTAGAGTATCTCTCGCAAAGTGATGATGACTATGGTAAACTATCAGCAAGAGTTAAAGGACTCGAGAAAGATGAAAAGATTATTATTGCACAAGGGCTATTGGAACATCGTCGGTACGAGAAAACAATGGCTGAGTCGGAAGCAAAAGCAAGATGTTCAAAGGAGTACAAGGAGTGGCGGGAGCAGTATGAAGATGCAGTGGCAGACTTTGAGATAATGAAATCTCATAGAGGTACAGCACAAATCCTTTGGGAAACGTGGCGTACCGAACAAGCAAACCTCAGAAGATCATAGGAGAATTAAATGTCTGAGAAATTTACAACACAGAACAAAGCGGGTTTATGGAATAACGACAACAAGCAGGAGCCTTGGCAAGATGACTACCGTAGTAAGATTTATATATCAGAACCGGGATGGCATTGGATTGGGGCAGTAGAGAAAGGCGGTGAGGGTAAACCTGCTATACAAGTTGAGGTTAGGAAGATGACCCAAGAGATGACACAGAAGTATTGCCATGATATCAAGGTGCTTACTAAGGAGCAAGCCAAAGAGAAGTATGGCAAGGGTGACTCTGGTGCTAGTCGTAGTCGTGGTGACTCTGAAATTGATAACGACATACCGTTCTAATGCTACTATCATATAAGAATGGTAAGGAGTATGACCTTGAGTATGATGACAAAGCACACTCTTATAAAGTAGAGGGAGTCAAAGTGCCGTCAGTCACACGAGTGGTTGACGGCTGTTTCCCTAAAGACTTAACTCACTGGGCTTTAAGTATTGGTCAGGAGGAATATGATAAAGTAATTAGCGATGCTTTAGAGATAGGTAACGATACCCATCAGTGGATAGAACACTATATAAACTACGGTCATGCGTGTACTGAACCGGAAGATTATATATCTAAATCAGTTAACGCATTCCTTGACTGGACAACTGAGTACAACCCAGAGTGGGTTGATGCGGAGCGTAAAGTATACTGTGATAAGTATAAGTATGCAGGTACAGTAGATGCAGTGGCTAAGATTAATGGTCGTGTTTGTGTAATAGATTTCAAAACGTCCAAGAAAATCTACAAGCCATACCACTTACAAGTAACTGCGTATGCTCAGGCTATCAAACGTATGGATGGATTGAGGCGTTGGCCTTTAGGTGTAATACTTAGGCTTGATAAAGAGACAGGTAAGTTTGAGCATAAAGTCTTTGAACCCAAGCATAACTTTAATACCTTTAAGAAATGTCTTGAGTTAAAACAGTGGAGTTCTTTGAGGATAAAGAATGAAGAAGGCTTGCTCGGAGATGTTGGAAGGCCGTGACTATACGGTAGAGAAGTATAGTAATGAGCATGGACACTGGTATCTAGTCAAGTTAAAGAATAGACTAGCAGTGAAAGGCCCATTTAAAACAGAAGAACTTTTAAACGATGCACTAACAGAGGAGATTACATTCCGTGGACTTACTAATAATAGGTGATCCTCACGCTCATCCTGACTATGATAACAAAAGGTTTACAGCACTAGGTAAGTACATCCTAAAGACTAAGCCAGATATTATTGTATGCCTTGGTGACTTTGCTGATATGCCTAGCCTTAGTTCTTATGACAAAGGAACAAAAGGATTTGAAGGCAGACGTTACAAGAAAGATGTTAATGCTGTTATAGATGCACAAGAAAAACTCTTTGCGCCTATCAAGTCTTATAACAAACGTCAAGCAGAGAGGCATAGGGTAAGATACAAACCTGAGTGGCACATGACGTTAGGTAACCATGAAGATAGGATTAACCGTGCTACCAACTCTAGCCCTGAGTTAGATGGTGCTATCTCCATTGATGACCTACAGTACAAGAAGTTTGGTTGGCGTCTTACTCCGTTTAAACAGGCACTAACACTGTATGGTATATCGTTTAGTCATTACTTTACTGGTGGCGTAGCAGGTAGACCTATTAGTTCTACTCATGTTGCTCACGCTTTGGTAAGTAAACTGCATTGCTCCAGTGTGCAGGGACACTCGCATCTATACAATCATGCGGAACAGACTCGACCTGATGGACAAAAGATATTCGGTCTGTCCGGTGGGTGCTTTAGCCATCCTTCATACACCGAGAACTGGTGTAAAGATACGGAGTATCAATGGTGGCGGGGGGTAATTATGCTTGAGGGTTTAGATGGAGAAGGGTACTACGATGGCATCCATGCTATTACTCAGCGTAGTATTATCTGATGGCTAAGAGACATGACATTGTAGCCGAGCGTCAGGCTTATGCTAAGATAAAAGCATTAGAGAAGCAGAAGTTACAGAAGCCTGTGCCCACTGAGTTAACTCCAGATCAAACATACATGAGGCTCTGTATGGCTAGAGATTGTTGGGTAAAACGTAATGAGTTAGCACCATCTGGGACACCTTGGCCTGATGTATTTGCTAGGCACTGGGGTATGAGTCTTCGTCAATTCGCAGAAGACGAACAACAGCGCCAGAAGGAAAAACATGAAAGCCGTAGTAAGGAGTCTGATCCTGAGATTCCATAGAGTCAGTAGGGTCTTTAGTTGATGCAATAGAGATGCTATCCTTGTCTTCTCTTATTAACCATCCAACAGTAAAAAGGGTGGGACAAGTCGGTTCTTGCTCCCACCCTGCTGTTGCTACTATATCACGCCACTCTACTATTACTAATTCTTTCTGTTCAATCTTGTCGGGCTTGGTAGTATCCACCCTAGAATCATCGGCACTACGAAGACTAACATTAAAGTCCATCCACCTATCCCCACTATTTTTTCTAGTAATGTAAAGAAGTTATCAGGCGCCTTGATAATAGTCTGAGGCTCTCGGCCTGTTGTCAAAACCTCCGTCGCTACATCGGTCACAAAGGCACCCGTCATGGCTCCCAGTATCGGTGCACCTACACCCCCACTGATCGCAGTCCCAACACCCGCACCTATTGCTGATCCTGTCGCTACTACTGTCGATTCCTTTAGACTCTGACAACCTACTGCACTGGCACTGATGGCGCAGGCGATCCCCAGATTGCGGACATAATAGCCAATACCCCGACGATTACGATTACTATTTTGATCCTTCGATCTAATGCGTTCCAAGTCTTTGTTATATTTTCCCACATATAATCCTCCTATTTATTCCTATTGTCCATTTTTCTACTTCTTGCTTTACTAGCAGAAGATTTTTTTAAAGATGCGGCTCTCTTTTTCTTTCTTGCTTTTTCTGCTTCAGCCATTCCTTTAGGTGTATAAGCATAATGTTTGTTTCCTACTTTCGGCATAAGATTCTCCCTACCATTTAACTTTGTTAGCCCAGTATGCCGCAGACATCTTGCCTTTGGCAATGTTCTTAGCGTGTCTAGCCTTGAACGATTTTTGTCTAGCAGATGGTTGCCTGTCGCCAGTAACACCTTGCTGTCCAAATCTTATAGTCTTTACCTTGCCTCCTTCTTTAGCCACCACAACGTGTGACTTAGTAGCGTGGCTAGGTGTACGTTTAGGTTTGTTAAATCCAGATACTCCCGCTCTTGCAAGTCGTGGGTCTTTTTTAATTGCCATTACATACCCTCAGGGCCTAGCACCCTTTGTAACATTGTTTCTAACGCCTCTAATCTATAGGATAAAACATCTAGGTTATCTATAATAATAGCCATGTCGTGACTATCACGCTTGAGCATATCAACATCGCTTGATATACTACTAGCCCACCACACTGCGGTAGTTGTTTGGACTATTAAAAATATAACAGCACTAATTAAGTATGGCGGTATATTCATTATATCTCCACTGGAAATTTAGGGTTAGGGTTTAAAGAAAACGATGTACCATTGGAGGAACCACCAAAAACAATGCAAGCCTGTTCTTTTTCTTTTGTTCGTTTGGTTACCACAACTGTACTTGTGGTGGATTCAGAGTTTGCAAATATAATTACGCTCATGTTAGGGGTAAGGTGAGACATTAGCATGGGTATCTCTTGATAATCCTTCTCTAAAATCTCCATCATCCTAACAAAAGAATCAACACACATAAAGTTCATTGGTGCCGCAAATTCATACATATCATCTGGAATGTTTTCTTGAGCCTTAACGAACACAGGCGTCATAAGAATAGCAACTAGCACACAGTACGCTACTACAGATAATATTAAACTATTAATAAACTTCATCGCACATTAAACGGATCGTCCGTTTCTCCATTCTGCACTGCCTCCAATAAATCATACAACTGTTCTAGTTTTCTGTTCTCACCCTTACGAACAGCCCATTTAATTTTACCTTTTAGTTTAGCAACATCACGTTGAAGGTTTTTATTTTCAAAGTATTCTACTCTAGCAAGATTAACATTGTAAGATGGGATACCGCTAAAGAATCTAACCCACCTACTCAACTCATAGTTATCCTTGTATGATTCCCTTGATGTACCTAGCCCACCGAATGCTTCAGTCTGTACAATAGACTTGCCAGACACGGGGTCTACGATGTTCTCGCCAAAGATTCCCGCAGGGTTTACTCTGTTTATTTCACCTAAAGGTACAAGCAACTTAGCCAAGTGATGTAACCTTGGAGGTAGACTAACACCAAGAAAGTCTTGTGACTCACCGGGATATGACTTGATAGCCCTATTCATAAAGGTATCATAGTTTGCCAGTATCTCAAGAGGTGCTTTAACATATGGTGTAGCCATCTCACCTATCACCCTCTTAGGATCAAGCATAAACTGTAGGTCTGCCATAGGTACAAGGTTCATCAAGGCAAAGGCTTTAACAACTCCTTCGTTCTCGTTACCAAAGAACACTGGTACTCTATCACCCCAGAACTTACCGTAGTCTGACTTGTCCATCTCTCCTGTTTCATGCTCGAACTGTTGCTTTGCAATAGCAAGTTTCTCTGCACGTTCTGGATTCTGAACCAGTGCTTTAAACTGGGCAGGTATGTTCTTACGAGTCCATGTATAGAATGGCATAACTCTTTTTGCTATGCTCTGCTCAAAGGTAGATAGATCACCGTAATCAAATAGTGCTTCCTGTACCTTACGAGATGCAGTGTCAGCAATCATATCATCTCTAGTCATCAGGGTGTTTTCGTTATTGATCCTGTCCTTGTACCTAACTGCTTCAGTCTTAAAATACTGAGCATCTTTAGGCATAGGCTTACCAAGATTAAACTTCTTACCGTCTGGTGCTGTCCATTCATACTTGCTAGGGTTTTTCTTGATCTTCTGAAGCGCATCAATCATAACCATGAACCTAGCATTACCTTCTAAAGTACCACCAATAGCAAAGCCTGTCTGAACTACTGGGTTATCAGGCCCAACGTAACGCTCAAACTTACTACCCTTACCTGTCTTAACAGCAAGGGCAGACTCTAGTTCTTTGATGGTATCCTTAGTATAGTGTCCCGCTGTCACACCTCTAGCCATGCTCATGTTGTATACATCTTGCATTGAGTAGCCAGTGTTAGCAAAGTTAGGCGCAAGCCAATCACTATCTTTAATCTTCTGCTTGTCTAGTGCTTTGTAGAATGCAGAGCGGGAGCCTTTCATACGGTCAACTAACTGTTGCCGTCTTGATTCACTACCCCCAAACCTAGCATAATACTGTAGTTTAGCGGCATCCTTAGTCAAACCCCAATTGTTAGGAGCAATACCTGCAATCATGTAGGCATTCCACATATTACCTACCACGTTTCTTGAGTGGTAAGCAGGGCGTACACCTAGCGACCAAGACTTCCAAGTGTTAAGTGCTGTATCATACCACTTCATAAACTCAGGGCCTGTACGTCCACCGTTCATTACGTTCATGGTATCTTCTATCTGTCTCTTGATAGCACCGGGAGCATAGAACTTAGCACCCTTACCTTTAACAGATTGGGAAGCCTTCTCACTTGCAGATACTGCTAACTGTCTTAGTCTGTTCTTAGTGTCAGCAACAGCAGTAGGATAGACTTCTTCTATTAGATCATCTACAATTTGTTTGTAGTTGTCAGGTGTAATATCATCAGTCACACCTGCTAGTCTTTTAGCAAAAGCATCATCAAGGTTAGCGTAGTTCTGTACTATCTCATCAGCATAAGCAGACTTGAAAGCCTGTTGATACATCTGTTCATTAAGGAATTGATCTGGTATAGAGTCTACTTTAACTAACCCTTCTTCAAGTAAGATTTTATCTGTATCTGTTTTAGAAAGGGGTTGCCAAATAAACTGTTCTTCTGTACTGGCTCTGTTTGTCCAAGCAGGATTAAGGATTCTTTGAGTGGTAACTTCCTTACCGTCTTGTATCTCAGTCCTTAACCAAGTGCCAATCTTTCTTTCTTCTTTAGTTAAGATGCCAAACTCTGCGGCATTGTCAGACATCCACTTAGAAAACTCATCCATGTCTGCTATCTTGCCATCTTCGCCCAGTACACCTCGTCCTTTTTCTTTAACGAATGCTTCTCTTGCCGCGTTGAACTGCACCCTTGATATCTGGGGGCCAATACCATAGCCTACATCACTGATCTCATTGATGAACCACTTACGCTGTAACGCTTTAGACTGAGCCTCTAGTCGTGAACCCATAGCAACCACAGGGTTACGGTTAAAGAACGGTACGTCTACAGGGTTAGGGGTAGTAATGTTTAAGTCCATCTTTCTTTTGTTTAAAAGATTCTGGTACTCAAGTGAAGCCTCTTCTAGCCCCTTATCTCTGGCAATCTCTTCACGATTCTGTCTATATCCCGCACCAAAAACTGGGTCAAACTCTGCGTTCTCATCAAAGTTAATGTCAGTCTTCTGGTTGTACTCATCAATCTCTTTACGAGCGGCTTTCCATTCTTTAGTTATTACACGAGGAAAATAGCCACGCTGTAGTAGTTCATTGATAGGCTGACCTGCGGCTTCAGAGTATTTAGCAGAGTCTTGGAATAGTCTTGACCATTCATCTACGTACTGCTCACCCTCTGATCCTAGTAATGCCTTAGTCTCAGCGTCAAAGTCTTCAAACTCTATATATCCGTTGTCATCACGCTTAAGTTTCTGCATCTGGTACATATCTACTTCATCAGTGTCTATGCCATTAGCATCTTTCTTATAGATTTCAGTACCGTCTTCGTTAAGTCGTGCTTGCATGATAGGATTACCCTGCTCATCAAACATATCTTCACGCTTAGTAGCACGTTCCATGCCACGAACAAACCCACCTTCCACCTCTTCAACTGATTTACCCAGTTCTTCTGCACGTTTAGCAAAGAAGTTTTGCAGGTCATCAGTACCTGTGGTTAAGGCAATCTCAACCTTGGCTTTGAAATCATTCAATCCTGTCTGATAGGCTACACCTTTTACCTCTTTACCCCTGCCTGTCTGGACGTTTAGGTTTCTAAGAATGTCCCTGACCTGCCTGTCTTTACCTAACGGAGCGTTAAGTATGGACTGACCTGCCTTAGATAGCACTGGAGTGGCCCCTGTTGCGTCTGACGCGGCTTTAATACCAGACCCTATACCTCTGGCTACAGTAGGGCCAAAGAACGTCAGCGGGTCTGTGGCTACGTCTCCTGCGAAACCAAGCACACCCTTCAATATAGGGTTCATGTCATCAGGCAGTGCGTCTTGAGTCCTTATTTCGTCTTGGCCTGTCCAACCCCGGTACGCCCCGGTCAGGAAGCCTTCTTGTGGGGTAAGGTCTACCCCTCCTAATGCACCATAGACTGCACCACCAAGCGTAGACTCCTTCACACCAACCTTTAAGGCTTGTGCAGGGCGTTCTAGCAATCCTAAGTAGTCAAGGACATTCTTGTCCTCTTTGGGTTCTTTAGGTTTTAGACCGTATACAGATTCAAGACCGCCATATAACCTGCGTTGCTGTGCGGCAACTGGCATATTTCTAAAGTTATCATCTACATCTGCTTGAAAGGTCTTACCGTTATACTCAAATTCTATAGTAGGCAATTAGTTTTTAATCCTTATATTCATAGAGTTATTGCTAGACATATTAACACCACCCATGTCTTCAATATACTTTTCAGCCTGTTCTTTTGCAGTCATTTTAATACCACCCCTTCCAACTTCTTGAGGAAGAATTCCTGCATTAATACCATTTATGATAATCTCTTTTGCACCTTGATCGTTACCATTTAGCATTGCTTGTTCTGCTTGTTGGATATAAGCCTGACCCATCTCTGCCTTGGTCATTGATCCACCAGTCGTAGGTGAAGCATCAGCAACCATACCAGATATCTGTTCAGCATCTTCTGGTGTACCACCTGCTTGCATTACTCTTTGGTAAGCATCCATAGCATTAGTAGGCGCACCATTAGCAAACACTGAGTCAAATATCTTAGCCTGTCGCTCATCACCCATAGTCTTGATGTCTTGATCTATCATAGCAGTGCCTAACTTTAACATATCAGGCGCGGCATCAGGGTTAACAAGGTTAACAATACCATAGTATTGAATAAGTTTTTTCATATCCTTATTCATCTTGGCTGTCATTTTCTTCTGGTGGTCTAATCTATTCTGAATACCTTGAGAGTAATCAGGTAATGATTGCCCAGTATCTTTTTCAAATCGTCTTGTCTGAGATGGACTGGCTATTTCTTCTGGGTCATCACCCATCATAGCACCTATTCTATCTAAGGCAATACTACCACCAAGGCCAGTTAGCCCCATTTTTATAGCGGCAGGGCCGTAACCCGGTTGAGATAAATAATTAGGAACAACTCCTTTTCTTAACTGTGCCCCTTGAATTTTATTATCTTTAACATCGAATCGTTTGCCCTGTTTTAAAGGAACTTTTCTTGGGTCAAAAAGTTTAGCCGCACCTCTAGCGACACCTCTGGTGCCAGTAAGACCTGCCGCTGCTCTTCCTAAGTTAATTAGCCACGGTAACATTTAATCACTCCTTTCGAGCATTAATCCTACAAGCATATCCATCATTCTACGTCTTTCTTCATCATCCATACCAATCATATCTATATCTGAAGACTGATTTTCAATTAAAGTTGGAGTAGCCAAAGGCGGTAAAGGGTTGCTAGGATATGTTTGTGCTGATGTTGGTCTTGCTTGACCATACATAGGAACACCATAAGTTCCTCTATATCCTGTATTATTTACAGACCCTTGACCACCTATAAAATCAGGGCTGTTAACTGGACGATTATACATACTTCTTGTAGTAGGTCTAGGATACACCGTGTTAGTAGGCATTCTACTACGAGATGGTATCATTTTACTTATATCATTACTCATCATAATACGCCCAATCTCATCTTGCATACCTTGTTGAACAGGTGGAGCAGGAAGTGGATCACCTAACAATCCTTCGACACCACCCATCATAAATGGATAATCAATGCCAGCACCTCCGGGGATTCTACTCATTTCTGATTGAGCGGTATCATTTGGTAATTGGATTGGGTTTATAACAGGCTGTTGTGGAAAAAGATCACCTGACATTCTAGGATCAAACTCACTACCTCTTTGAGAAGGTAAAGATACTTGTACTGGGTAATCACGTCTATTGGGCTGTTCGCTAAATAAATCACCTGTAGTTCTTTCCGTAGTTTCTACAATTTTACCATCATTACCTACTTTAATAGTAGTTTTATCGCCGGGATTCATACGGTATGGACGCAATACATCTTCACCTCTTTTGGGAGATGCTTCAGTTGGTCGCATTTCATAGTTATCGTTGTTAAAATAGTCAGCCATACTTACGCCACTTAAAGCATCTAATGCGCCACCCGTACCAAATGCGCTTAATGCACTTTCACTTGGGAACGGACTTGACTCTGGCATTCTTTTAGGGCTTCCAGTATACGCTTCTACCCCTGCCAAAGGGAACTGCTTCTTTAATAAATCTGTAAAACTAAATGCCATTACTGACCTCCTATTGTACGGCGCATTTTCCATGCGTCACCGAATGGTACGGTTGCGCCTACACCATAAGAACTAGGTGCTTGCTTTCCGTATGTGGGTTTACGACCTTTCATAAGTGAGGCCATTAAAAGTTGGTTAAGATAATCTTCTTCTGTTGCAGGTGCTTCAGTTGGTGTAGTAGATTGTTGTGATGGAGTATACCCTGCTCTTGGTGAGAATGGCCCTGCTACCGCTCGACCAGATGCGTTAACTGGTTTATAAGTTTCACCGCTATAAGGTCTTTCAGCATCACCCCATATACCCTGATAACCGGGGCCGGGATTTAAATCTGCTCGTTCTCGTGCTTCAGCATTTTCTCTATCTTTTTGCCGTTGCGTTATTTCTGCGAGATCTTTTTCTGTACCTGCAAGTTTATCCCAACCTTCGGTAATATAACGCCCTCCTTCATAAACGCCTTCTTCAAATGCTTCTACACCTTGCGCTAATCTGTCCGTAATCGCTTTCCAAATCCATCTTTGTTCATCATCATATACTGGATCAGCCATTATAATGCTCCGTAGTTAACTTGTAGATAACCATTGTCATTCATTGACACGGCATCTGGATTGATTTCCATAACCTCTTGAGCCATTACACCAATGGTAGGAGTATTAATGCCTAACTCTTTGGCCTTGTCATTCCACTTCCAAGAGTAGACGTTATGCTTGCCAAACTTACCAATGTAGGTTACATTATCTTTTAGTCTTTCATCAGACATGCCGTAAAGAGTTCCTGCTATGCCAACCATCTGACTTATATCTCCAAGAGGATCGCTTTGTTGTGGTACAGTTGACGTAGTGGTAGAGCCATAGTCACCAGAAATCATAGCCATGTAGTTACGCAGTGCGTTCTGTGGTGCATTAGCCTCATACTCGTATCGAGCCATATCAGCATCAATAGCACGTTGTGTCATGCCTTGACGTTGTGCGCCTACTCTATCCATTGCATTAAATAATCCTAATGGAGCATTCATTGTAGTAGGATACTGACCCTGACCAAACTGCTGTTGCTGTATACCCATCTGAGCCGCTGGCATACGCATACCTTGAGCCTGTTGATACGCCTGATTGTACATCTGAGCAGTAGGTTTAGTAAGACCAGACTGTACTGCATCTGAAATAGCACGTTCAGATACTAACTGGTTACGGCTTGAGCCTCCCGGTTGATACTGTACCTGATTCTGCCTAATGCCCGGTAGTATATTCTTTTGCAAGTTACCCATAACATCATTGGTAAACGCATCCGTCATTGCACCAAACGGTGTACCCGCTCCAGTGCGTACATTACCTGCTAGTAAATCAGAAGTTTGTCCTGCATTAAAGCCTGTGTAACCACCAAGACTACGCATAAGCGCACCTTCAGCACCACCTTGCATACCTGCAGTTCGTGGGCCTGTGGCATAATTAAGAGTAGACTCTTGTGCCATCTTCTGAGCAGGATCAAAACCTGCAATCGTTTCACCCGGATAATACGCAGGTGTTCCACGATTGTATATGTCTTTGGCTTTTTCAAAGCCTCCTGTCAGATACCCCTTTTGTTCAGCCCAAGGCTCAACATTAGTGGTGCTTACTTGTGTACTGCCGCCGCCTCCACACATATTTAATTCCTCAATTTGTATATTTCGCCAATATGTTTAAATCCAAGACTGTTCTCTAGAAACTTCTTTAGCCCTGATCCTTGGTGTCCATTAGTAGAACCCATAGTTATTTCACTTGCGCCCATTCGTTTACCCCAAGCAACATATTCCTTTAACAGCAGTAGAGCAAGCCTTGTCTTACGATGATCTTTACTTACAAACAAACCTAAATCATCTGTTATCTTTGCGTTAGAAAAAAAGTATTCACCTATAGTGGCTAACATACCTGCTATGACAACACCATCTTTTTCTCCTACCCAAGCGTAGCCATGACTCATACAGTATGACACGGTACTAACAAACTTTTGGGTATCGAAGGGTATATCTTTGTACAAACCTTCTAAGTGCATCTCTTTGGCTAACGCTACAACTTTGTTTATGTCCTTTGTTTCAGCAGGACGAATCATATTTTATCCTTTAGTCGTTAACACCATGATGTCCACCTGAAGGTGCGCCTCCCGGTTGAGTTCCCCCATGAGGAGCGCCCGGGCCTCCATTGCCACCTTGGTTTGAGTCATCGTTTTCCTCTTCTTCTTCTTCTTCATTACCAAATAGTTCTTCTGGAGGTGTAATGTTTAAAGCCCCAAAAGGAGGAGACTTGTATACAACATCCCCAACACCAAAAATGTTAGGTTGATACTGTGATATTCCTTTCTTTAATCCATACTTCTGTGCATATTTTGCTGACCAAGGTTGATACAAAAGTCCATCATAGATGCTAAATGGATTTCCATCTTGCATATACCTTCCAAAATTTCTAGCGGCAGGTCTAGTGTATTCAGTAGTAAGGAGAGGAAAATATTTATTAGGTTTAGGGTATGGCCCTCTATCTGGTGGGCCGGGAGGAGGGTTATTGCCACCACCGGGAGGAGGAGAACCGCCACCACTGGGAGGAGAGCCGCCACCCGGAGGGTTAGCCGCAGGATAAGTTTGCCACCATGCTTTACCAGACTCTTCTAATGGCACATTCCTTGCTTTCCAAGAGTTAAAATCATTCATGGCAGATATCCATGATTCTTTTTCTTCTTGAGTATAATTATTAGGATCAACTGCGCTAGGCAAAGACTTGCCTATACTCTGTAGATAGTGATCGTAATGTAAATTTTGAGCGTGATCTAGTATGCCTTTATGATTTTGCATCCAAGCATTTCCACCACCAAATATTCCTCCACTACACATAGTTAATTCCTTTCATTATTTAAATCTCCAGTTTCCAAAGACCATTACTTTGCCATCATTACGAACTGTTACGCCAGTATCTATGGTTTCTGTAACAGGTCTAACCATCATCAACTCGTAATAGTTTTCTGTAGCGTAGTTAAACGTAGCCATAAATGGTAGGTTAATTAAGTTAGCCGCACTAACTGTAACCAGTGCTAATGCAAATACATATAACTCATCATCGTTCTTTTTTACGAAGTCTTCCCATCTGTCCCATTCGGACTTAGTTGTTTGTCCTCTGTCCCACTGCATTGTTTCGCAGGTTGCTGATCCCCTTCCGTTTCCAGTTCCCACAACTCCCTTGTACGAGCAAGCAATGTCTCCATACCTCTTTGCCAACGCACTCGTTCCGTTGAGGTTGTACTCAGATACGACAACGGGCTTACCAAGCCGAAGTGCTTCTTCAATGCTTTTTCTGAACTGTGACTCACTCAGGTTAAAACCAGTTTGCAAATAGATAACGTCTGCTTGAGCATAGTATTCAGGTTTGACTCCGGGGGTTAGGTGTACACCAATAGGTTTGTTAACACCCTTGTCTCTAAGGTTCTGTATTAGTACGTTTACTTCTTGTGCTGAGTAATACTCATCACACTCAAGGCATACAACGTAATGACTAACAAGATCATCTACTGCATCTACTACTTGGTTTTGATAGTCTATCTGATTCTGCAGTCCTTGCTTGTAGGCTTGTGGACTGTCATCAGATATAAGCCACATTACAGGAGCCAGATTCTTATTACGCAACTTATTAAGACGATCACGCCAAGCAACTCTATTAACACTGCTTACCTCTTTAAACGAAGAGTCATAACTTCTAGCCATCACATCAGCGTGTGTGTCGCCATTAGCGTTTAACTTCTCTATAACTATGTCACGCCAGTGATTACTGCTTTCATCTGACAGCCAATCTAATGTGCTGTACTTATTTCTTTCTATTAAGAATGTAGACTTATAGTCTGCATACAAATTAGAGTTTAGTCCAACTACCCCCAATGTAAGCATAGATGCCAATACCACTGCCGGGATTCCAATTCGTACCATCCGCATATCTTATATCACCATCTCTAGGTTTACCCCTACCACTTGCTATTGTAGTATTAGCAGGGTTTATGTTAGTTTGTTCTAGTCGCATTACATCAAGGTTAAAAATAATATCTGAAAGTCGGTTTAATTCACTAAACAAATAATCAGATAAGTTTTCATTATTTACTGGAGCAGGGTTAGGAGTCCATCTATTTACTGACTTAATGTTTTTAACTGGAGCATTAGCCATATTTTCTTAAACCTCGTTGTCCACGTTGCTGTACCTCAAATGCTACACCATGCAGTTTCCAATCTATATCGCTAGTAGATTCTACTTTTACGCCAAAATACTTGCCGCTTATACGGCATGATACTTTAGATTGACTGTTAGGATTAAACGCTACTGGGCCTTCCCATGTTATACCTTGCTCTGTGCTTATTTGTCTACCAACATAAACATTAACAGTGTTGTCGCCACTAACTTCAATTTGAGGATATACAGCAGATACAAACTTAACAGACTGTGGGTCATTTAAATCAAGACCTGTACGTTCTATATACGATATCATGTTAGTACCGTCTTTGGTGTTACCAAAACTATCACGAAATATTTTAGTATTGGTTACGTCGCAGAATACTAGATTCTTTTTAACATTGTCGTAGTTACGCTCACCCCAATGACCAGTGCCAGTATCCCAATACTCTGAACTAGCGTCCCATGTAGCACCTGCTGTTATATCTATAATGCCATCATGTATATAAGAGGTATCTGGTAAATCCCTAAATGAGAAAGTGTTATCTTTCCAGTTCCATATAAGGGCTTTGTCTACTACATCACTGGCAGAACTAGGAAAGCAAGCAAGCATTTCATTGCGAACATAGTCTGCGGCAACAAAACATTTTTGATAGTTATCGCCAGACAAATCCTCAAACATTGCTCTACGCACTTTGTTAGGTAGTAGGGGTGTTACAGTTTGACCATTACATATGTAGCAATCACTGTTACCAATAAAGAAATGACCACCATCAAACTCTTTGATAGCCTCTTTAGATAATGCGCCAACAGTAGGACTAAGAAGTTTAAAAGAAAATATGTAGGGAGTTCCTACATAGTTCATAATATAAATAGAATCTTCTTTGTATATTAAGAATGAGTCACCTAGTGGTAGTCCGTCTACAATGTCACCGGGCGTATCAGATAGTTCGTACTCACCTGCATCTAGTGTAGCGTCAGTCTCATCCCATGTAGAAGGAGCCGCGCCATAAGAGGCTTCAGTAGACCATTTAACTAATCTTGGCTCTGGGTTAGCCCTGTTCCAATTAAGACCTACCAGAAATGTTTTAAACGATCTGATAGATTTGCAAGAGTAAGCAGAGTTAGGCCAGTTAGATAAAGCAATAAAAGGCGTTCCAGTGCTAGGTATCCCTGAAGATAAAGGCCACATCTGTGGCTCATCAAATCCATTAGTAGCAACTACCAGACCATTAAGGTTTGTAGCAGTCCATCTTCTACTGGATGTATTAGCACCGTACGCTCCAGAGGCTCTTGTTACATCTACCCAAATAGTACCAGTATAAACTGCTATAGCAGTAGCACCATAGGCTATCCAATAGTATAAGCCTGAAGATGTTAAATATGGATGAATGTAGTATGGAGCAAACGGACAAGTAGCCATCACTTCCTTATAACCTGCGACTTTCTTTACGCCGTTATCAAGGAATCTTACATTGTTTCCGTCAGACCATGCACCTTGAGG